TCTAGAAGACTGTTTTAAGGTTATCGAGGATACTGTTTTAGCTGTAAGGGAAACTGATAAGGAAACCCCTATTATTGTCGCTTACGATAGTATTGCAGTCTCACCATCAAAAGCTGAATATGAAGCCGAAAATTATGATGGAAACAATATGCAAGGGGCAATACGGGCAAGAGTTGCAGGCGATTGCTTGAAGAAAATAAATCCTTTGATGAGGAAACATAAAGTTGCATTAATCGTTATCAACCAAATAAGAAGTAAGGTGGGGGTAATATATGGAAACCCTGAAAAGCCTGCGGCTGGTGGGAGATCATTAGAGTACTACCTTGGTGTAAACTTGAAGTGTATCTCAAATAAAACCAGTGATCTAATTCGGGACGAGCACAAATCTGTTATAGGGATTAAGGGAACTGTTAGGAATACGAAAAATAAGGTTTCTATCCCGTTTCGAGAGTGCGAGTTTGAGTTAATGTACAACGAAGGTCTTAATCCATATGCAGGAGTGTTGAAACAACTGGAAGCAGCGGGGAAAGTTCAAAGAAGCGGGGCTTGGTATACTGTTGACGGGACAGAAAAAAAGTTCCAAGCTAAGGAGTTCATTGACCTCCTTCTAGCCCCAGATACCGTGGGGTTTGAACCCCTTCGCAAATTTTTTGGGATTTAAGTCTACAAATATTCTCCGAAGTGCTATAATAGGGGGACCAAAGGAGGCAACCTATGACTGACGAGAAATTTTTTGATGAGCTGTCCAGCTATATTAATGACGCTTTTGATGTAGCTTTCGGGCGAAAAAGCGATGCCTACTCTATTAAATATAATAACACTACTCAAAAAAAACCTTTTAACAACAAGACAACACCTATGAAATGTGATACTCTAAAAGTTCCTGCTCTCCATCCTATGGATATTAGCCAATCTGCTCTTCCCGATCAGTTCTCTATCCCACACCGTAATCTTTATGAGTCCATTGAGGACTATACTTCTAAGACTGGTAAACGATTCCGCATGACTAAGGATCAGAAATCCCGTGAACTTTCCCGTGAACAAGCTTTTAACGAAACCTATGGAGGTACAAACTGATGGTTATTAAGAACGAAGAATTGCTGCGACAATACGCCCCTGCTGCCTTTGCAGAGGCTCCCGAAGAGGGTAGAGTGTCTGGACGATACTCCTTTCTCCCCACTACCGACATCCTTGAGATCCTTCAAGATGAAGGCTGGACCGCTTGGAAAGCCCAGCAAGTAAATGCTCGCAAGTGGAGTCATGATCACGCCAAGCACATTATCCGTCTTCGCCATGAAGACATGACCATGAGTGATTTCGGTGTAGGTGATTCCTTCCCTGAGATGCTTCTTATGAACGCTCACAATGGTCTTGGAGGCTACACTCTTCAGGGTGGAATCTTCCGAATGGTTTGCTCGAATGGAATGGTTGTTTCTGACCAAGACTTCGGCAAGATCCACATTCGCCACATCGGCTTTGAGCCTAAGCAGGTTACGGAAGCATCCCGTGAACTCATCATGAACGCTTCGCAAATTGCGGACAAGATTGGTGGATGGCAGGAGACTGAAATGACTGAGCGCAGTCGTAAGGACTTCTTTGCTGATGCTGCAAAGCTCCGCTGGGAGAGTCCTGACGATGGACTGATTCTTGATGTCGCAACCCCTCGTCGAGAAGCAGACAGAAAAACTGACCTTTGGACTACATTCAATGTGGCTCAAGAAAACCTCCTACGAGGTGGATTCCGCAACGGTTCTACGAATCGTATGGTGAGGCCGATCTCCAACATCCAAAAAGATGTGAATTTGAACACACAGCTTTGGGACTTGGCCTCTACATATAGTGAGGGCTACGCTCTCAACTAATCCTTAGAGGGAGGGGGGTATTCCCCCGTAACCTCCTCCCTCGCTTCTTTTCTTATGAAAGAAAAATATGAATTCAGGCAGCCTTTAGTTATTGATAAGGCTGGTTTGTATGTTACTGTAGCGCAAATAAAATTTTTCCTTAACAGAAGAAACGGAAAAAAGAAATTCTCTTCTGGGGATAAAGAGTTTGTTAGCTATTATAGAAATTGTTGCTTATACAATATGGTATATGATATGATGAATATGTACCCTGATTGTGCTACAATGTATTGGGATACAAGCACAAATTCGCCTGCATTGTCATTCCCTATTAAGGGAGATGTAGCTCTTGCTCTTACGAAAGCTGCTTCGGTGCTTTCTATCCCAAATGATGATGATGATCCTTACGGGATTTTCCAAAACCCATGAAAGAAAAATATTTAGATGGTGATCGCTCTGTTAAAGAGATTTTAAGAAAAAACAAAAATAACAACCGAAAAATTAAAAAAGAAGTATCTAGGACTTCTTTCGATAGTTCAACAGATACACTAGAAGATTATGATGAGTGGGATTTTTATGAAGATGTAGCTTTTGAAAAATTTAGAAATGGAAAGCGTTAAGATTTATAATAGTGCCCCGACTTACATGGTTTTTAAAAATGTAATTTCGGAAGATTTAGCTAAAGGGCTAATTAATCTTGTTGATGAGAGGGGTAGTAGATCCGAATGGTCTTATAATCCTGATTGTTTGGAATATCAGATTGCTAACCCCTTTTCTAAATTTCGTGCTCCTAATGATGAAAAAATTATAGAGCTTCTTCCTGATCTTTTTGGTTTGGGAGAAAGTTTCATGAGGCACAGTAACTGGAGTTTTGGTAATACAGTCTGTGATATAATTACGGGGCACCATGGTTTTTGGGTTTTAAAGTATGAAGAAGGTGGAGAATTTGAAGCCCATTGTGACTGGGATTCTGGACCTAACGGAATTCGCCCACCGATTGTGGCTACTGCCTGTATCCTCCTGAATGATGATTATAGAGGGGGGGAGACAGTTCTTTTCAACTCTAGGAAAGAACCAACTATAATAGGGAGGGAGAAGTTTGAAGCCCTCGTATGGGACGGCTTCACCCAGCACCGTGTTGCTGCGGTCACAGAGGGCATTAGGTACGCCCTTGTTATTCATTATACAGGTACCATTAAATGAGTTGGATTTGGGGAGAGAAGAAATCGCAAGAGAAAACTAAAATGGATTTCACGGCAAAGAATCGCCGCAGAGATTTAGTTAATCGAACTTTGAAGGTTCACTTGGAGTTGGAAATGGAGTACCCTAATAAAATAGATATTATTCAAGCTATTAGGGACACAAAAACTTCTTTTGATCTTCCTATGGGCGTTGAGTTGAAAGATGCTCACCTTGCTCATATCGAAATTATGGGAGATCCAGATGATAAATAACCTGGAAATGTCCTGGAAACCTTTTGGGCTTACTCTAACTTATGGAGAGTTTAATGAATTGGTTACATGGTATATTAACAAAAATACCTCAGATCCCCTAAATACTAAGGAGGGAACAAATTATGCCAAAAATTTATATTCCGAAAACCGCTATTCTTGGACCGACTAGAGTTCAAAGAATTGCAAAAAAACTGATTGATGAGGCTTCAGAAGATCGAAATTTAGCTTTAGATGCCCATAGATTTTTTCGAGCTATGGTAGACGAGAATCCCCAAGATTCTGCTGCTAAGACCTTGATGGTTGACACGCTTAAAGTTGCACAAGCTTCAAAAAATAATGTGGTGAAAATTCTCAATCTTGTTATTAAGATGGAGGATACAGGGACAGATAAAACAAAAGCATCTAAAGGGACTGAAAATTCTGTATTTAATGAGCTAGACACTCTGCTAAAAGATGAGTAAGAAAAAAACCTACCGTGTTGTATGTCCTGAGCTTGATTTAGTACTTTTTGTAAAAGGATACGGCTTAGTTGAAGAGGGAAAATTGTATGAAACTCTTCGGGCTAAGATTTTAAAAGAAGATAAACCAATAAAAATAGAAGATTATAAGAATTTTATTGTCAGAAAATTTTTGGTTGATGTGGATGCCTTCTTTAAATTACTAAATACGAGTGACCTAGAAGAAATGCAGGAGGCTGTGGATTCTGCTTATACTGCGATTGTAGGACTTTACCCACCTTTTGATTTAGGATTTATTTGCACAGACCTTAATACGGATACGTTCATGTCTGGTGCAGATAAGTGGCTTCTTAATCACGTTAAAGATCAGATTAAAGGAAAACTCGGCACAGGCAACACTTTAGCTATTTCTAGCATTGAGGATATTAACACTTTAGAAAATTATTTTAAAGAGAATATAATTGGACAAAGACACGCTCTTGATAGTATTATCAAGTCGGTTAAACTTATGGTAGCTGGACTGTCTAAACACTCTTCCCTCCTTTTCGTTGGGCCAACAGGTGTTGGGAAAACACAAGTGGGCAAGTTGCTAGGTGAAAACTTTACTGGTAATTTTTACAAGATTAATTGTGCTGAGTACGCTGGAGGACATGAGTATGCAAAATTGATTGGCTCTCCTCCTGGTTACGTAGGGCACAGCGAAAAGAGTCTTCTCGCTGAAAAAGCAGAGCAATCAAATAGCTGGGTATTTTTGTTTGACGAGATTGAAAAAGCACATCACAAGTTGTATGATTTTCTTTTATCCCTGCTAGATGATGGTACTTGCACTGATAATTTAGGGCAGGTATTGGACTTTAGCGAGTCTATTTTCATCTTTACGTCTAATCAAGGTATTAAGGATATTAATACAAGTCCTGTAGGGTTTGATAGAACAAATGATATGCCCAGCGAGGTAACAGAAAGTATTCTTAAAGAGTCCATTAAAAAACATTTCAGTCCTGAATTTTTAAATAGACTGGACGATATTGTAGTATTTAATTCGTTAACTAAATCGGAGGTAAGGCAAATTACTCGCCTTCAGTTAGAGGAGTTACCTATTAAATTGACCTCTTCCTTGGTTGATTTTGTTGTCAACAACGGCTATTCTACTGAGTATGGAGCACGAAATATTGCTCGTTTTATTAAAAACAATATTTCAGATAAAATTGCTGACGCTATTCTTAATAAAAGAGTTCCTAAAAAATCTGGGGACTTCTACACTCCCAGAGTTGTGAACGGTGAGGTGAGAATCATAGATACTCAAAAATATAACTCATCTTCCTCCTAACATTTGTAACCTACCCTCTATAATAAATTATGAAGATTCCTTCGCGCTCTAATATAGAGCATATTACCCCCTCTCTCTCTACAAAGGAAGTGAAAACCTTAAAGACTCTTCTTGTTCTTTACTTCTTATTTTCTTTGGTATTCGCCTCTTACCAAGGAGCTTTCCCCTTTGGTAGTTACAATGGAAAAGATACTGCTGCTGCTACGGCACCTGAGTCTGATGATTACACCGAATGGTGTTCTGAGGCTATAAATCCCCCTACAGGAAGAATTTTTTGTAAACACGGGCAACACATTGACTGGAATTGTGTTGCTCAGGCAGAAGCTCAGTACCGAAGTACCATGCATAATACTTTAGTTTACCTTTGTGATTTACAACTTAATGCAATAGCAAGTGAACATCAATGTATTAGAATTGCCAGAGAGGACTTTCTCTCCCATGGCGACGAGGTGATCCTTGCTCAAGATATTCAATCTTGCGAAAATATGAGGGCAAAGGATGAAGCAGAGTTCGAAAACTCATATGAAGCTGTAAAAAGCGCAGCAACACAAACTTACTGGAATTCCGTTAGGAAGTGCTGTGTACCTAACGGGTAAATATTTATTGGAGCGTAGCCCCTCGATCTTATATGTCGTAGAAAGGGTAATCGGTTCATGTGGGTTCGATTCCCACCGCTCCTACCAACGGAGAGTGGCGCAGCTTGGTAGCGCACCTGCTTTGGGAGCAGGGGGTCGTAGGTTCGAATCCTATCTCTCCGACCAACATCAACATCAACATTAACAAAAAAGGAATTAATTATGAATGAACTTAACGAAAAATATCTCTCTCGAATGCTAGAAGGTGCTGAACAAGGTCTCGATCAAGTTGAAATGGCTATTGAGCAGATCAATCAACAACTTACTAAAATGCAGGAGCAACGTGCAGAAATGCGCGATGCTGTAAGGGAACTTAAAGACCTTTTAGGTCTTCAAGAGGAAGCTAAGAAGCCACAACTACTTGTAGAAGAATGAAGAAAGATATCGTTTCCAGGGTACGGTATGAATTCTATGTAGCTCTAGTTTTCCCTTTTTTGCTGGTATCATCATTTCTGTTTTCTGCGAAACAGCAGGTTAGTAAGCCCGATTTTTTTTTGAAATGAATCCTACCCTATCAGTAGACTTTGTATTAAAAGATGGATCAGGGGATTCATTTACTTTACCTAAATCTCCTCACAAGCTTAATTGGATAAGTGAGCCCGACATTCGATGGGCAGAAGTTCATGATCTTCTTAGCGGTAATAATTTACACGTTTATCTAATTCACCATGACGGGTTTGATGCCACAGAGGTTATTGTTAATATTTCCAATGGGGTAGCAAATAATGGTGTATGTTATTTTCGATCACTGACTATTATTGTTGACGATCAGAAAGTAACTTATAATGGGGAACACGTTATCAGACCTAGAGGAATGTTTGCTCATAGGTTTGTAGTTGGTCCTGATGCTGAGGCTATTAGGGAGTATAAACATCTTTACAAAAGAAGGCAGCCCACCTGGGCTCCAGCCAAAGCTAAAAAAGATATTAACAAGTACCTCAGCAGAGAAAAAGATTCGTTTGGCCCGTATAAACCTTTTTGGAATAACTTTCATTCTTTGTCTGATTCTCATGGTGGAGCAGGTATTGCTCCCTACTCTAACTGGTTGGGCTCGTCTGAAGGTTATAAACTTCGTGCATTAGAATTCTATGGGGAAGTTTGCAGAACCCCGATAGCCTGTTTTTCTAAAGAGGGAATACCCAAACGTCTGGACGAGAAATACTGGTTGGGAAGAACTCCAAAAGATGAATTGCCTCAGTACAATTTTCCTAATGATTATACTGGATGGTGCCCGTATGAAGATTGGTTGCTCAAGTATGAGGCTCATGACTACACTCACCTGTGGAGAACAATTCGTGCAGCATCTGAATTAGCTCCAAGGAATCCTTTTGCTCGTAGATTTCTTCAGTGGGTATGGCATGATTGTAAACTTTGGCTACAAGGCAATGTAGGAGATCAGGCAAACAATTCTCTTTTTTGGTCCCTAGATAAATTAATAAAAACTACAGAACCTAATCAAACCGCTTGGTGGGCAGGAAGAGGATACTATCATGTTATTCGTTGCTTCCTTGCGACCAGAGCATATTTACCCAGGAGGGAGGTAAATTACTACAATAACTTATTTTCAGAATCTCTCCTCTATGTGGCTAACGATTATGGGGTTTGCTTTGGAAAAACTTCTGGGTGGAATCAAGGGGTTTGGAACTATTTTGGTAATGTGCAGGTATCCAGAGGGTTTGAGACTCAGCTTCTAGCAACGGTTTACGCTCCCCTAGGGTTGAATACACTATTGAATAAGTATCAAAACACATTCCCTGAGGAAGTTCCTAATTGGTTTGAAGCTAATGATCCTTCCAACGGGTATAAAGAAGAAATGTATCGCCCATATAGAGCACTTTACAAAATGAGAATTAGTGGTTACCCTGATGCCGCTGCTTTAATAAAAGCAAGTGAATCTAGAGGTATTAACGGAGCTTCCCAAGATCTTGATTGCCATCAACCAAGATCTTATTACTCCGACTTGTAAAATACGGCCCTGTACCAGAATTGGCATATGGATCCGACTTAAAATCGGAGGTTTGGTGGGTTCGACTCCCCCCAGGGCTACCACTCAATGTTATTCTTCTAGAATACTTTTTTCCAAGTTAGAAAAACCAGTAAGCACCCATAGCCTATATACTAACCAGGGGGCAATTTTATACTTTAGGAGATTTAAAATGAAAAAATCCAATAATAGATTTATGACTGAAAAAAATTATATGTGGTTGGCGATAGCACTTTTAACTGCTTTCCAGTTTGGTGTAATTCCAAGTCCCCATAAAAGTTTTGGGAAAAGAGATCATAGAGATAGATCAGCTATACTTGATAAAAGATCTGAAAGTGGGGCTAGAAGGCATATGAAGTCCTATTGGGGAGATGAGAGGAAAAAGAAGGATCGAAAAAAAGAAGCTCCTCAAAAAATTTACAATAAATAATGTTCTATGATACCTCTTTTTTTCCTTTTGCAAAGAAGCTAGAAAGTAATTGGGTTACAATCCTGGATGAATTCGATAAATTAGACGAAGGGATTATCCCATACCTTGAACGCGACTTGTACGAAGGGAATTGGGAGGTATTCCCTTTTTTATTCTTTGGTGAGCAGGATGAGACTCGTTGTAGATTATGTCCAAAAACTTGGGACATTATTAAAGATATCCCTGGAATAAAAACAGGAGCTTTCTCCATCTTACGAGCAGGGACTGAAATCCTCCCCCACACAGGTTTTACAAGTAAAGTATTAAGATCCCATTTAGGACTCATAATCCCTTCTGACTGCGCTATGATAGTAGGAGGCGAGCGATATAGCTGGAGAGAAGGGGAGTGTGTTATTTTTGATGACACTGTAGAGCATTCAGCCTATAATAGAAGCAACAAGGACCGAGCAGTATTATTAATAGATGTTGAACGACCTAAAAAAATACCTAAAAAGTCAAGTAATTCTATGGACCGAGATATGGAATGAAGATCGTAAAACAGATGCAGGCAACAGTTTAAGAGTAATAGCAGAAGCAAAGATAACTGTTTATAAAGAGCTACTTGTGGAGTTAGAAAAATATGAACATTGATAGTGACGGGACGTTTGAAAGTCTAGGGTATGATGTGGGGGAAGTTGTTCAAAAAAAACAGGTGGCTTATGGAGATTCGTTTGGAAAAAGTGGAGAATGCCTTAGGCAAATGTACCCAAACGGCATTCAGCCTGAGCAATATGATGATCTTCTGACTATTGCCCGAATTCTAGACAAACTATTTCGTATAGCTAATAACCCTGATGCTTTTGAGGAAAATCCTTATCAAGATATTTGTGGGTATAGTTTACTAGGAATAAATAGACATACGAAAAACACGGAATAATTAGTCATGAATTTTTTATTAACCCCCCTGTGTGCTTTTTCCCTTCTCTTCTCTCACCCCCAACAAGAGATTGAGCCTGAACTTCATTCTGTACGGCATGAAGTAGTTGTTCCTGGGGACGGTTGGGAGAACACAAGGGTCAGTGTTCCTTCCTTTAACTTTAACTTAGGGACTCTCGTAGGTTATAAGTTGCAAGCTGGTTTGGAGGTTAAATGGTATCTTCAAATGGAAAATCTCTCTGAAGACGATAGCTCTTTTGTTTATGGGGTTATGAGTTGGAATCCTTATCAGAATGGATCTCATTACCCTTTTCCTAATGAGGTTGGAGGAGCAGGATCCTCCTGGTGGAAAATGCGTGTGAAAATGCAAAATGAAACTGCATCCCCTACCAGTGAAACTTATAATAAAAAAGAAGCCCCTGTCCTATACGCAATTAACTCAGAGGGGAGTAGACTTGCTGCTCCATTTGATGGAGTGATTGATTTCCAGGGACCAAGCGCACTAAATACTATTGTGCTACAAGAGTTAACCTTTAAAGGAAATAACTATGTTACAGAGTTTAACTTAGGGAACCTAGTAAACAACCCTGTAGTTGTGGAGGTTTACTACTCTAGAATTCAGAAGTGGATGCTTGGGTTCCAACACGCATTCATTAATGTTGGGTCTGACGTTCATTCTGTGGTTGCTATAGAATATTTCTATGAAATATAGCGGATTAGGCTTGCATCCTGTCGATAGTATGGTAAAATAGGGGCATGAAGAACGAAGCACTATTGGTTGGCGACCGAGTTGAGGTCTACCGCAACCTACACAAGAACTGCTTTTCCATTCGCAAGAATGGACGAGTGGTGGACTATCGCTACGATGATGAGATGCTGACGCTGGTGGATGTAAAGTTCGCTGTGCAACCTGCTGGTCGAGCGAAGGTTCTTCGTGAACGCAAGAAAAATGTTCATGCTTTCGTTCGTGGGACTGTAGCTGAGAACACGGGCTTGGCCCATCAGCAGTTGGTAAGCTACAACCCCTACGAGATGGATTCTTTTTTTACTACTTTCGGGGGTAACAAAACCCCTATTAAAACTGCCCGAAAAGCCTCCCTGTCGCATGGGAAAGTTTATGCCTCAGTTTAACCAACAACCTCTCGATCAGAGAACTACCGATATTCTTGAATGGACAGACCGATGATTAACGAAACACTATTTAATACAGAGTACTACAGCGATTTGCGTGAGCAAATGGTCCTGGAGCTTACAGCAGGTGAGCTGGATCAACCCGAACACATTTTACGAGTTCTGCTGGAGGATTTTATTATGCATATGATTGATAATATGGAAGATGAAGATTTGCAGGATCTTTATGATAACATGAAGGTAGCAAAGAACAAAGAAAAGTTTTCGTAAACCCGTGATTAAGAGGGAAAGCTTATGTCCGACTATAAAAAAGAGATGAGAATGAATAAACTAACTTTGGAAAATATTGACGCAGCCGCAGACGCAGCCGCAGACGCAGCCGCAGCCAAATCCGCAGCCCTAGCCGCAGCCAAATCCG